AGTGCGGGCCCGCATATCGGCGGGCGCGGTTGCGCGGAGCCACTATAACGATGTCACTATATCACGTATCACGAGCGCGCCGCAGGCGCGTTATCACGGCTGGTAGGTCGTGCGGCTGCATGCAGGCGGTAATTGGAATAATGGGACGAATTGCAGGTCCCGCTGTCGTAATGCGAATAACTATCGCTGGAATACGAATACGAATATCGGCAGGCGCGGTTGCGCGGATACAGGGTTTGAGCAAAACTCCTGGCTGGATCTACCGGCCATGTTTCGGGGCGTAAGCCACGGAGCAAAATACATGACGGAGGGCGAGGGGAGTTAGTAGGTAAAGGCCGAAAGCTCCCTGGGCCATTACACCATGAGACGACACGGAAATCTTTGGGGCCAAATAACAGATATCCACAATATCTACGAGGCATATAAGGCCGCCAGGAAAGGAAAGACCTGGCAGAATACCATCAAGTATTTTGACATGAAATTTGATGAGAACATGTTCAATATTCAACGTCTCCTGGTCAATAAAACGTTTCGTACCGCGCCATACAAAGAGAAAAAGATCTACGAACCAAAAGAACGTACGATTTATATATTACCCTTCAATCCTGACCGGATCATCCAGCACGCACTCATGAACATTATAGAACCGATATGGGATGCCATGTTCATTCACAACTCGTATGCCTGCCGAAAAGGCAAGGGAATACATGCCGGAAGCAGGAAGACTATGGAATTTGTCAGAAAATACAAATATTGCCTTAAATTAGATATCTCCAAATTCTATCCATCCGTAAACCACGACATCCTTTATGAGATAGTTCGGCGGAAAATAAAGTGCAAAGACACGTTGTGGCTGATCAAGAACATCATCTATTCATTCCCCGGCCGGAAAAACGTCCCAATCGGTAATTTTACCAGCCAATGGTTTGGCAATCTCTATCTGAATGAGTTGGATCAATTCCTGAAGCACGAACACCACGTCAAGAACTATATCAGATATTGTGATGATTTCTGCCTGTTCCATGATGACAAGAAGTACCTCAACGATATGATGCGGATCATCAGGGATTTTATATTGACAAGGCTAAAGATGACATTTAGCAAGTGTGACCTATTCCCTGTCTCAAGAGGTGTTGACTTCCTGGGCTACCGGCATTTTCCGAAATATATGTTAGTCCGGAGATCTACGGCTAAACGGGTCAAGAAACGGTTGAAAGCCCTACCGTGGCTATTAGCTAAGGGAAAGATCACAATAGATCAATACCGTGGATCTCTGGCGTCGACAAAGGGCTGGCTCAAATGGGCCAATGCCCATAACCTGACAACATACCTGCAAATTGAGCAGTTGGAGGCAAGATTAAATTGTGCCTAAAAGAAAACAGTTTAAGGATTTTGCAGGAGATCACCGGCCCCTTGATGGCGCTAAGGTCAAGATTGCAGACGTGTTTAATAAAGAGATTCAAGTGCTGGGCTATCGGATACAGCCGAGTAGATATCATAAAACATTGCCATGCCTTCAGCTACAGTTTGAGATGGATAAGGAACACCATGTGTTGTTCACAAGTTCAACGGTCTTGGTCGAACAGATCGAGGCGTATAAGGATGAGTTGCCTTTTTATACAACGGTTAAGCAGGTAGGGAAGTATTTTACATTCACATAAGGAAAAACAGGAGAACAAATCGAGGGATATTATGACAGCCGCAGCGGATCGCCCGCCATGCAGTATGCACACGGGAGTAGATAAAGCGATTGAAAATTTGGAGAAAAGTCGAGAAGATCACGACGCTACGGCCATACGCGTCTGGTCGGCGATTGAGAAAAAAGTCTCCACAAAACTCTTTCTCACCATATTGACCATTGCGGTCGGGATTGTAGGCATTTTCAACGCGATTTTCTTTTACAGCCAGGACCGGATATTCACGAGTTACGATAGCACATTGGCCAAAATATCAGACAAGCAGGACAAGTTGATGACTCAGGTGACCGACCTGCGTCTCGATATTCGGAACGGCACAAAACCACACGACAGCGGAGGATAACGCCATGATAGCCTGGGACAGAATCGAGCATTTTACGCGGAGTGAGTTTCAGGATCCGCGATATGGGGAGGCGAGTGGGGATCTGATCGATGCCGCGTTCCTGGTGCTGATTGTGCGCCTGCGGATCCAGACCGGCTGGCCCATGGTGATCCACTGGGCCGTGGGCGGGGCAGTGGATGTTGACGGGGCGCACGGGCACGCGGCCCGGTCGTATCACCTGAAAGCCATGGGATGTAAGGCCGTTGATTTTCATTTTATGACCGGGGCGCCAGTGCGGCTGCAGTATTACGAAGTGGCCCGGGTGGGCTTTCCCGGGCTGGGGTTTTACCCGGATTGGACCTGGAACGGGAACAGTACGCCGGGCTGGCATGTTGACATACGGCCAAAGGACCGGACACAGAGATGGACGCGGAAGGGTGGGGAATATATTTATCTACTCTGATAATAGACAACCTTTCAAATGAAACCTCAAATCAAATATAAAGCAGGCTATAAATATCAGATCGTTGCAGATTACAGCATACAGATTGCGATATTCCCAAAAGAGGATATTTCTACGCATTTCCTGACCCTCACGAAAAACGGGAAGCTGGTAATCAGTCATGGGTATGCTTGGAATGGTCCTTCGGGACCAACGTGGGATACCCTGACGTTTATGCGCGGGTCATTGGTTCACGATGCTATTTATCAATTATTACGGATGCAGTTAATTGACATCCGCTACAGACTGGAAGGGGATATAGAACTTAGGCGAGTATGCTTAGAGGATGGTATGTGTTCATTTCGGGCATGGTACGTGTATCATTCAGTAAGGGCGTTTGCCGCTGGATCTGCTGATCCGGAAAATAAAAAAGATGTAATTACAGCACCATAAGGAGATTAAAATGAAAAAGATAATTGTTTTGATTTGTGCAATCGTGCTTTGTATGGGATGTGCAAGTATCAGCTTCAATCCTGACACAGGTAACGTGGAGTACACCCGCATAGGCGATCAGCACATCAAGGGGTTTGAGTTGGAGAAGACAGGAGATGGAGACATAAGAATCACGCTGGACGGCCAACAGTCAAACGCTGATGCGCTGACCGAGGCCATTAAAGTGATCAATGTTCTTTCTATTAAGTAGCCACGTTTGGGTATCCTTCCGTCTACCATTGGTCTACCATCCACCCTCTTTTCAACCTGTTTTTCCGGGTAAGTCTCCAACGGCGGGTTAATGATTTCAACAACTTAGCGCCCACAGCCACCCATGACCCTATCTGGCAGTCATGAGGTCAGGGGTTCGATCCCCCTCAGCTCCACCAAAAATTTCAGGTACTTAGGCCGTTTTTCGAGACGGCCTTTTTTTTGCGTCTACTGTTTGCGTCTACCATTTTGGTCTCCGGGAGCTGATTTTGGTGCAGATTCGGGAGGGTGTGGGGCTGGTTTTTGAGGATGTCTTTGGCGAGATGGGCGTAGACATCGACTATCATTTTGGGGGTGGTGTGACCCACGCGATCGGCTAATTCTTTTATGTCGGCGCCGGCGGCCAGGGCGTAGGTGATGTGATAGTGGCGGATATCGTAGAGGCGTATGCGTTCGGTGATCCCAGCCTCTGTTTTGGCCCGGCGCCAGGCGGTCTTGATGGATCGGACGGGTCGTCCCCGGTAGTGGCAGATGTGCTGGCAGTGGGGATATTTTCGCTGCGTGTGGGTCTGGTACCGCCGCAGGCGTTTGATATAGGCCGGGGGCAGGTATTGCCACCGGGTGGGGTTGCCGTTCTGTGAGGTCTGCTTGGCGCTGTCTATGAGGATGGCCGATCGGATGTCATCGATGCGGTCCCAGGTAAGGCTGAACAGCTCCTTGGGACCGGGTCTGGCCCCGGTATAGTATGCTAATTCGATGATCCATGCCAGGTGGGGCTGGGACACGGCCATGATTTTGAGGAAATCGGATAGAGAGAACAGGGCGATATTATACTTAACCTCTTTAAGGGCCTTTCGTTTGGTCCAGGGGTGCTCCTTCAGGAGATCGTCGTTTTCGTTGACGGCCCAGGTGAGGGGCCATGAGATATATTTGAAATAGGTGTTAATGGTCCGGTTTTTGATCTCGCGATCGATCATGCCGCTCTGGATCCGGTGCCAGTGATTCATATTGATCTGGTTAATGGGCACTTTGCCGATGACCGGGTTGGCGTATTGGGCGACGGCCCTAAGGATGCCGTCCCATGTCTTGGGAGCCAGCTCGCGGCGGCGGGCGATGATATACTGTTCCATAAGCCGGCCATAGGAAATGCCCCAGGCAATGGGCGCCCATTGCCCCCGTTGTTTTTCGAGTTTGATCTCCATATCCCGGGCCTCTGCCGAAGGTCGGGCATTGGGACCCCGGCCAAAGGGCTCCCACACCCGTCTACCGTTGTCATAGTAGACGCAGTAGACAAGACCGTTTTTTTTGGTATGGACAGGCATTGGATTGTTGTTTGTTGTCAAAAAATCACATAGGATATATTGCCTATTTGCCTAATTAAGCCTCGTCTGTCCCGTCCTTCCCGGGATTGGGCGACGAGGCGATAGATTTCTTTAGTTGCCGTACCTCCCTTTCTAAATCTTCCACTTTATCCTTCGTCTTAATGTGATCGGCGAATACCCGGATGTTCGCCTTCAGGGCCTCTCTCGTTCCCACATCGTTTGACGATAATATCTCCCGTACCGTTTCCATATATTCTGTAATTTCCGCTTCATGGAGTGGGATGAGCTGACGCCCGTCAGGCTTGCGATCTGCCACCAGGCGCGGAAGGATGCACCCGGGATCGTGCTTACAGGGATCCTCGGGCACAATGACGCCTCCACGCATGACTTCTGCACTGGCTTGATCACCCAATGCCAATCCTTCCTGGATTTCTTCTTCGATATACCATTGTTCGCGGGAATATTCGCAATCCTCTATATACTTCATCCGTTCTTTTGGCAAAGCATTGCGGTTTATCCAGTTACTGAGCAGGCTGAGCGGCACACCAAACCATTTGGCGAGTTCCGTTTTCCAACCCCTTTTAAGCTCAATGCCAATAAGAAAAGCGAGGGAGTGTAAACTTTTTTCAATATTATTTTGCGAAGTTCGCATTTTTTTCTTGACAAGTTCGCATAAGGGGTTTAATAACGACAATCAGGCGTACAGAAAACAATTAACCAAACGGGTTAAAACATTAAAACAAAGGAGAATCATATGACAGAAGAAAAGAGACAGGCCTTCATTAAAGACAAAATAGCCCCCATCTTCGACGGAATGAACGCCGATGATATATTGGAGATTCTTGATACCTTAAGGCTCCGCCAAGTCATATTCACACAATTTACTGTTTTATTGAAGACTCCTTAACTGTTTCCGAGAGAGCCATAAGGTTTCGGCAAAGAGCTGTTAATCTTTGATCAACATTGGAGACTTGTTCTGTTAATTCATCAATGGACGTGGTTATGGTTTTGATTTGTTCATCTGAGAGCTGCATTTTTGTTCTCCTTATCATTTAAGATTAATCAAACGGGTTAAACCTTTAAACAGGAGGTAAATATGCACGAAAACGAGAAAATAGAGATACTCAAGGCGCTCCTCAATAAAAGTGTTAGTCCCGCCGCAGTGCCCGGTCTCTACCGGGATTATGAAAACGCCGTGGCGGAGATTTTAGAGCCGGAGTTGGACGCGGCGCGTTCAACCATAACCCATATGGTTTGCCCTAATTGCCTCCAGGGGCGCCACGATAAATGCCAGTCCGGCGGAATTATCACTGTGCGGTACCCGAATCGCCCAATTGCAATGCAGTTCGATACGGCGGTGATTGAATGTCTGTGTGAACAGTGTAAACTTGTTAAGCGTCCCCAGGAGGACGGTCCTGACTCTGCCGCAGTGTCTGCCGGATAAGAATACTCGAAGTCCGGGTCTTTGCCAGCCATATTAAGATTCCTTTCATGAGAGGTGAAAAAGTTGGGGATTCTGAAAAAATTAATCCATAGCACGAAATTAAAAACTTTTCAAAACAAAAATAAAGCCGTGTTTGACTGTATGCTCGAGCACGGCTTTTTATTGCCCGAGATCCGGAAGTCGATGATGGTGCTAAACGGGATAAGGCTGGCCGATCTGTCAGACGGCCGGTCCATTGTGACTGTGTCTAACACCATCAAAGGCCGGCGGCGGAATGGGGCCGTTATGGCCGGCCTGGCTACCAAGCTCGACCTCAGTATTGAACAGTTGTTTTCGGAGAAATGATGGGAGGGGAGATGCAGCAAACGATGTTCGAGAACGTCAACGGTAAGGTGGTTGTCAACAATCTCAGTGACCCCACGGGTGAATCTGAAACTTCTCCTGTGACCGTAAAATTCAAAGAAGGCATGAAAAATGACCTGCAAAAATTCTGCTTTAAACATGATGTTTCCCGATCTGAGTTTTTGCGAGACGCTGCTCAATTCTACCGTAAACATTATCACCACAAAAACAAAATGGAACAATATGAAAGCGTCGTATCAGTATTGTTGGAGAGCTTACCATAGTTTTTTTTGCCTTGTCAGTATTACCGAGGTGCACCTGAATGATTTCAGTGAGATAAGGGAGCGAAAGTGGAAGAGCTATCATTGACGGAAAAGACTGAGCTGTAGGAGATGGAGGGGATTATGGAGTGTTGCGGCAAGAAGAACATTAAAGCAATCAGGTATGGGGACGGCTGGGTGGCAGTGTGTCCGGTGTGAAAACAGGTAATCTACAACTCAACAAATAGACCGATTTCATGACGTACCTCCTTAGATTGACTCCATTGAGCGGGCCTGTTCCCTCCCCCGGCAGATACGGCCAGAATGGGAGCTTTATTTAGATTGATGCCCCGGTTAAATCGGCTACGCCGTTTCACTTCGTAAAAATTTAACGGGGTAAAATTGTTGATTGTTGATTGCCGAGAGTGAAGAGGCATAAAATGGAGACTGTGAAAGAAAAGATGATTCTTAGACGGTTGATCCTGGTCCTGGGTATATTGCTTGTCGGGGTGGCGCTTGGGTATTGGTGGCACATGATGGCAATAGTAAGGGCCTATGAGTATGTCCACCCCGCCGGGTACGTTGCCAGCGACCGTGTTAAGGCCGCATTGGGGTATCACGGGATCAGATTCGCAGAGTCGGACAAGGACGGTAAGCTGTGGTTCGAGAGGGACGGACAGTGGTGTAAGGTGTTTACGGTTGCGTGTCTGAAGGCGGTGGAGAAGAGTAAAGAAAGATGAACAATGAAAAAAAAGGAGAAGAGGCGATGAATTCGGGAACGTGGGTGTTTGTTCCACCGATGTATTACTTGTGGGTTTCGTTTAATTAATGGAAGGAGGGTGTATGCCAACGGCCAGTGCAAGTCTGAAAGTTATCCTACTGTGGGAGCATGAGATCGTCGCGGCGGTTAAGGCGTTTGACAGACTGCGGCAGAAAAAGAAGCCAACGGAGGAGGAGGCCACGGCAGCCTTGAAGGCTGCTTATACGGCACTATACCATCCGGAGATATTGGATGGTAACCCGTTTGTGATTATGTCCGCAAACCGTGATTTTTTCCCAGGAGGCGCAGATGGGCAAGGTGCAGAAGAGTAAGCGAACGAGGGGGGCACGGAAAGCGGCGGTGTTTGCCGGGCTGCGGCAGAACACGGGGCATCCGAGCCACCTCCGGCAGAAGGATGGCCGGGCGGTTGCAAGGCTGCTGGAGCGACGGTATGCGTGAGGTTGTTTTCGATGAGGGTGCAAAAATCATCAAATCTCCGTGGTTGCGGATCGCGGAGGCGGCGGCATACTGCGGGATCAGCCGGACCAGTTTTGAGGATCGGTCCACGGATCTGCCCCATGGGGGGAACAGGCGGCTGCGGCTGTATAATGTGAGGGTGCTGGACCGGTGGTTGGAGGGACTGCTCGAAGTGCCGTTCGATCCTCCGAAGGTGGTGAAGCGGCGCCGGCGGACAGTTAGGTATCGGGCTGAGGATGATAAAGATGTGGTTTTGGTGCATCCTACCACAGGGAAAATTTACTCGTAAGGAGATAGGGTAATGAGGTACGTGGTCCACGAGTGCGCCGGCTATATGGACGGGGATGCGGAAGATTTTTATTACCATGGGTATGA